CTTTGTATTTGTTTTTTCGTATCAGCCAATCTAACAGCCACCACTGAGCTATCTACTCCCCCGCTTAATAATAAAAAAGATTTAGGATTATATCTTTTGTCTATCGCTTCCTCTAGTGCAAAAGTAACATCATCAAGACTATCCTTAAATTGATCCAAATTCCATTTATGTATTTCGGAATTTATTTGCACTAACTCTTTAGTCTTGATATCAAAATTATATTGACTATTGTTCTGCAATCTTGTGGGCTGACCATTATATTTACTACTATCTAACGGATAAGTGCCAAAATAGAAATAGTTGTCACTCTTACTAAACCAAATCTGTCTTGTTCCCCAAGGGTCTATAAAAAATTTGATAACACCCGAATCAATGATTATAATTAAAAACTCACCATCCAAATGATCTAAAAAGTCATCGCTGTACTTTTCATAACAGTTAATGACATGATAAATATCACTTGGTAATGTGTCATCATAATTATACACTTCACCCAACAACAGATAGAATAATCCCTTAGATTCTACCGGCTGTAAGGTTTGTTCTCCTGTAACATTCAATAAGTGATGTGTTACATACAGACCATCAATATTAATAGTATTCGACGCATCAGGGCCGCCTAAAACTAATTTATCATCTGTAGTATGTCTACCAACATAGTTTGTAATTTTAAATGTACACACTAATCGTCATCATCTTCATCATCTTTATCTTTATCAGGCTCTTCTTTAGGAGTATCTTCATCGCCTAGAACAAATCCAAATTCGTTTTCTCTCAAGAAAGCTCGAATTTCAGATATAGGTCTAGACCATGCAATATGGGTTACAATATTGCCCCAACCATAAGCACCTACCATTGAAGGAACTCCAATCATTTCATATCGAATTCTTTGATTACTATATGCCCATAAAGAACCACCGCTATTTCCAAAGATGATCGGTGCGCTGGATAGATAAAGTGGCCGACCCTGTTGATCTTTTCCAGCAATCCCACTCAATAGACCTTCTGTTGGATAGGGCGGATTTCCCATACCACTACCGACAGCCCACACATCTTGAAACAAATATGGACCACCTTCGTCTTCTGGCCAAAGAGTTGCAACGGTTTCAATTGATCGCTCTTTATCATCTAAACGTAAAAGAGCAAGGTCACGATCCTTATCCCACGCAAGAATGCGTGCCATTCTTCCAGTTGTACCTACAGCAGTGCTATAATCATTATAGTCCCATATACGAACATGAACTGGTCTGCGTGTTTCTTTTTGAATAGATTTGCCTTTTTTGGGATCAAAGTTTTTAGAAATAGAAATTGCATCCTTAACGACATGATGATTAGTCAAGACTAGTGTCCAGAATTTTTCATCTTTCCAAGATTCGTGTGTCCGTTCACCACTGAAAATAAGAGTTCCCGAACCAACGCCACTACCTGTATCTACCATCACTGTAGGATAAAGCATTTCTGTAATCTTTTTAACAGGAGCTTCTGTAACTACTTCTGATGTCATAGCAGACAGTGGTAACATCATTATTACTAATGCAGTTAACAAATAACTAAACTTTTTATAAATACGCATTTCTAACTTCCTTTCAATTTCAGCTTATATTTATGCACCAACTTATTTAGGTTCAAACTCATATAGAGTTATCCACCTATCGCTATCTTTCTCTTGATGACCTAACTTATGTTTTATAAAATCCTCTGATATACCTAATTTTTCAACAATAATATTTATACCTCTTGTTAATCTAGCATATTTACTATGATCATTAGACCAATCAAGTACAGATAAGCTAGGATAATCTCCAGCCTCATCTAAAAACTCCCAGCCAGACAGTTTGGGCCTCAAAGGAAATCCCAACTGTGTGTATATTAAATTTTTGGCTTCCATTTTAGTCAAATATTGAAGTTCCGGCGTTGTCTTATGCATGTGTTCATAGTATTGATACATGTAGTTATAGTAATAATCAAATAAAATTTGATTCTCCATCTTCATTCCGTGACTCAATCCTAATCCAGGCTTCTTAATTAATCCTCTACATTTTGAGTTCGTATTATCAAAAATTAAATGGCCATCAGCTGTGATTGGAAAACCATCACCCTCGTATCGTCTAATTCCTTCTAGCAAAAATATAGTGCCTGATCCTGTTCCAGTATTGAAAAAATTTTGTTCAAGTAAAAAGTCTCTAAGACTGTTTTTATTAAATTCAAGATCAATAATTTTTAAATTAATATTGTGTCTATTACAAAATTGCGTTACAAAGAAATAATCTTGTTTATTATAGTACCCGTTATAACAAGGACGTATATAAATATATTCAACATCAAGTTCTGCTAGAATAAAACCAAGTGCCATAGCTTGAGAATCAATTCCACCAGATACAAACAATGCTGGTTTCAAATCATTGTATATGGTTTTTGCCTGTCTTACTAAAGCATCTTCAAATGTAGTAGGTCGAAAATCCAAATTTGGATATTCGTTGACTTTAAAATCTTTATAATCATAATCAAACCAGTCGTTGTGGTACATAGTTTAAAACCTCACTAGCAGTATTTTCGTTCAATTCAACATCTCTGACATTAATAAATGAATACTCTTGGTCATTTGGCAAATTCACTATTTTATCTCTTATGTCATTTAGGAAATCATACAATATCTTATTAGACCTATCTCTAACAGCTGTTGGAAACTTGAAAAATATTTCTTTCATATCAGGATAACAATTAAGATAGATTAACCACTTAAACAAAGATTCATTGAAAGTGTATGGGTTCATTGGATTATGATATTTTTCTCCTTTCGGAAAAGGACTAAAGTTGATATTAGAACTTTCTACAAAAAATTTACTAATCATAGAACAGAAAACATCTACATCCCAATCAAATAAATCAATAGCATTAGAATCCGATAGATAATGTATAAATTTAGCTTGCTGCATTAGATATCTATCTGTTTGTTCTGGAGAACCGTGGCCACCGAAACCGCCACCAAACGTATTGACTGATTTTATCACCACACCATCTATGCTTCTTATCCACACTTCTTGTAGTAATGTAATTTCGTTCCTCATAATACCATAATTATCAACTATGTCATAAGCCTTATTTATAGCATGTCTGTCTAATTTTAACTCAACAATTTTGGGGTCAAATCCCAGATATCTTGCATAATCAAGAGCTCTTTCAGAATCTGGTGCTAATATTTTTCCATTACTGGTAAAAATACCGTGATATACTTTTATCTTATCTAATTTTAAATCTGCTAAACATCTAAGAACAAAACCCGAATCCATACCACCAGAATATGCTAAGATAGGATTATCGATTGTTTCACTGATTTCAGTTAAACATCTTTTGACATGATACTCAGGATTTGTTCCTACATACATTTTTTGATCTGTTTGAACTGTTGCAACACCCTTGGAATCCAAGGCATAATTAAAGAAACCCTTCATCTATTTCTCTTTTAACATCTTTTGAAGTTCGGCTGTACTTCCCACAAATAATGCATTGGTAACATTTTTCGGTGCATTATTTGGAACTTCTTTAAGCTTCCTCATTTTTTCCTGTAAGTCACCAAGTTTTTCAGTGACCTCTGCAACATTCTTGATTAGTTGACCAGCAACCTCATATGCCCTTGGGTGTTCACCCTCTCGCGCAAGCTCAAGGATTCCATCAATCGCAGTTGAACCTTTTTCAACCAAGTTGTAAAAATTATCTCTTTGATATTTGTAATCATTCTCTATATCATCTTCACTCTCAGCTTCATAAGGTACAACCTTAGAATCATTTGACACGATTTTAGGAACAATTTTATCTATAACACCCAACTCTTTATCAATTCGCAATCTCGAATTCTTTTCCATTACTCTTCATCTTCTCCCGTCACAGGATTATAATCTTTCGCATCCGTAAAGAACGAAGTAACTTCATTGAAACCAAAATCATCATCTGCATCAGCGCTTGTTGGGTCTGGCGTAACAGTAAGTCTCTGTTCCCGTTTCGGTGATTGGTCTGGCAAATCAGTGTATGCATCAACCTGTACTGTCTTGATAACCTTACTAGAGGTAACAGGACCATAGAGATAAAACTTAACAGTAAATTCCAGAGTATAGATAATTGCTCGCCTAGTTGTAAAGTCTCCCTGATAATCATCCTCATAAGAAATACTGTTTAAAATAACAGGGATATCTTTCTTAATACCCATATTTGTCATATCATTAATCGTAATGGTATAGTCTGGTTGAAAGTATGGAAGTATTTGTTCGACAACCTGTAATGCATCATCAGACTGCTTTGCAAGAACGTAAAGTTGAAAATTAATATTGTAAGGAACAGGCATATACTGTGTGTCTAGTTGTTCCGATTTACTACCTTTAACCTTCTTAAATTTTTGAACACGATTTAACTTTCTGCCAGGATCATACGTTAGACCAGTAATCTCAAAACCAATACGAGGCAACGTAACAGCAGCTGCTTTGCTTAAATCTGCATCATCACCCAAACGAACAAGAAACTTCTGTCGAGGACCATAAGCCAAGGGAACCTTCATAGTCTGTTGAATTGCTCCAGCATTGTCCTTACGAACTAACTGAATATTGTTAAAAATTGTTCCAAAACCTACAACTACGTTGCGTATTGTTTCGTGATAAAATTGTTGTCCTAACATTAATCTGCACTCCCTGCATCACCAAATGGATTCGATTCACTAAAGTCCAGTATCGTATCATCCAAGGTTTCAAACAATTCATTTTGAGCTGTTTTATCTGTACTCATGTCACCTATTATATAGTCTTCCTGTATAATGTACTCATCACCGCCAGTTTCAAGTAGGATGCTCTCACCACCGGGCGTTTCATCCTCACCAATAATATTATCGCCATCTGTTTCTTCTAACAACAGACCGCTTCCATCACTGGTAGCATGATCAATCCTGATTTCCTGATTAACAGTAGTGGTTGTTCCCTGCTCAAGAGTAAATTGATAATCAGAACTGGCAAGCGATAATGAAGATTCAATTGCGTCAATTGCGGCAATACCTGTATCAAGTGCTTCAGAACCATAGTCAAATAAACGACAACGCATCTTGTAAACTGGGTTAGTATCCAATTGATGGAAAGGATCATCATGATCCACAAAGTTAATCTCAAATAACTTCTTCAGAGTTGGGTGATAAATTGCATCACCTTCTAATGGCCTGTCTGAATCAGTAGCATCAGTTTCATTCAGAATATAGAATGTACTGCCTTCTAATTTCAAATCAGTGCTTACAGCAGTTCCATCCAAAAGAGCCTTATCACCAGCATCAGTTCCGACAGAATCCGTTCTATCCAATATAATTTCATCTCCAGCATTTGAGGAAACACTATCAGTTCCGTTCATTAATATACTACCGCCTGCATCCGTATATGTAAATAAACTTCCTGCTTCCATTAAAATAGAGCCAGAAGAACTTGAGTCTGTGTCAGTTTCAATTCGAATTTGTTTTGTTTTATCTTGAAACCTTGTCTTACTAACAACGAATGTTGCTTCACTTAGATTTTGTAAACCAAACTGAGACATAATCTCACGTTCGCCGGCGAAACCACCATCAGAGTCTTCCATATACATTTCGATAGGAGCTTGTGTATTAAACTTAGACAAAGAATCTTCACCAAGCATGGTATCTTCTGCTACAAGTGTACGATCAAGATAATATACATCATGACCATGAATCTGAATAGCTTCTGCAACCAAGTCAGCATATAGAGATTGTTCAGTCGCAATTGCAGCCACACCACTTGTATGAAAATGTTTATTTACAGCCATAAATTATCCTACCATGTAATTAACTGGTAACTCAAAGGTGAGTTGGATTTGTTCTTCTAACTTATTAATTTCTTCTTGTGCTTGCGAATAGATAGTTTCGCCGTTCATTGTTACTCCACCAAGCATTGCAACGCCGGCGAACTTAGATAGGTTCGCACCCCACTGTTGTTTAATAAGAGCAGTTGCATATCTCTTGAGATAGATGTCATCGTAGATATCTGTATAGGTTGATGGATCAAGCTTACGATAACACTCAACAATAATATAGTCCTCACCAGCAGTAAAATCGTTCTCCCAATCTGCATCAATATACAAACGGTTTTGGTGTTGGTTAAAACGTATTGGTTGTTCACCAACAAGAATATGTTCAAGAAGGTCTAGATTATCCATAGCCATCTGATATTGAATAACAGAGGTAGAGGATAGATCAAATAGATCGTTCAAACGCAATTGATACCTAACGTCAAACATACTTCCACCACCACCCGTGTCTGTAAATGGCCATACCTGTACCACTGATACAACAGCAGAAGGCATTGGAATATAATTCGTACCCTCTAGAAATGTTGCAGTTACAGAATTATCTACAGTATCCGTTCCTGTAGTGGTTGCATTTGCTCGAGCTCGTGTAACCTCATCTGCTGTGATAAGATGTTTAAGATACATTTTTTCAATACCATCGTAGTGATATTGTGCGAAATATTGCAGAGCTTCATCAATACGGTCATCTGCCTGATCATCTGATATGTTAATATCAATGACTCCAGAACCCAATGCCCGTAGACAATACGATTTAAATGTTGCTTTAGTTGTAGGAACGGCCATAGAAATATCCTTTTTTATATATTTATAAGATTTGTTTTATTGCAATACAGTTTGGGCCAAATTCAAATTCATCATCTATCCATCCACCAATCTTCTGAAATCCCACACTTTCATAGGCTAATAGAGCAGTTTGTCTTGGCATTGTCCATATAACTCCACAATTCTCTTTCTTTGCAGTTTCTATGGTTAATTTAAGAAGCATTCTTGATATTCCCTGACTTCGTTTTTCGGGAATAACATATAGTCCTCTAGACCTATAAAGATCATTATTAGTTTTAAACCCACTGTTTACACCGATAAGTTTATCACCTTCTTTTGCTACCCAAAAAGTAGGTTTATTTTCCCATATCAATTTTCTCTGTTTAGTTATAGAAACATTTTTATAATTCTTCCACATACTATAATTAAAAGATAATGCACTTCTATCTTCTATTTTACTGACCCTACCAGGCCACAGACCTTCACTCCAAAGATCATATATATTCTCAAAGGTAGTTTCAAAATAATCATATTCTATTTTCTTCCATCGGCGATGACGGAAAATATTATTCATTAGGGTTCTCCATATAATTTAACATAACGATCATAAAAAAGATCGGCAATAATATTATGACCTTTTTTATTTGGGTGATAATCTTTAGGACTAATCCTAAATACCTCAATAGCCTCACTATAGGCGTCCCAACCATCTTTGTTGTTGGCCAGAAACTCGGCCGTAGTTTTTGAACCAAAGGTGCCTCTAGGCATTTTATTAGCAGCAAGGTTATTCAAATGATTACTCATAGTGTACCCTTTTAATTCTCTAAAACACGGCCAACCGATAAAATGATCTTTATCTATATAATCATGGGTTCTATCATTGATAAACTTGTTTAAAATTCGGGATCGTTCAGCGGTGAACAGTTGTTCACCTTCAAATGCTAAAGCATGAATATATTTAATATTATTAATTTCACAAAAATTTTGAAAGGCATGTATAAATCTCAAACCTTTTTTTATATTAGCTACTGGGTCTATAAAATTAGCTTTAGATAAAGCATCCCAAACTTCTTTCGGTTCTTGTTGAGTTTCTGACATGGAGTGTACTTCATTGGCATGCCCTTGAGGAAAATCCAAACGATCCCAACCTGACCATAGAACACATATCAAATCTTCATCATTATAATTATCAACTACCTGATTATAAATATATTGATTCCCTGCGCCTGACCTACTATAATTATTATATTCTTTATTTAATTTTTCTGATAATAACTTCGGCCATTGTGGACGAAAATCTCGTTTGTGATCCAACTGTGACTCTTGTGTCCAACTACAACCAGATACCATTATTTTATTTCGCGATGCATATATTGAATTCATATTACTATATATAACATGAACGAAAGTCGAATTGGTATGGTTGCAACCTCACGAAGCGGTTGCACAGTTTTTAGGCGAGCAATATGTAATGCATATGGGATGGGTGATTCTAATTCTTGGTTAAAGAAAAATGACTATAAACACATAGAACAAGAATCATTCTCTAATCAACCCCACATACTTAAAATTTTAATTCACTACATCCCAGAAAGTAATCTTGGGTTTATATTAAATGAAATGCCAAAGATATGGTTGTGGAGAGAAGACACTATTAGTCAATTCCTAAGCCATATCACTAGACTGCATACCAAAATAAATCATGTGTATTCTGAGGATGGCCAACCAAAATTAGATGATAATTCTATGAGTGCAACTAGAAATCAATTTGATGTATTTATGTACAGACGAAAATTGTTCTGGAAAGTATGGAAGGCTTATGGGTTTATTAAAAACGAACCCCTAATAAAATTTGAAGACTTCTTAGAAAAACCAAATGATGTTGTTGCAAGTTTAAAAGATTGGCATTGGCCACAATTTCAATTAGGTAGATCAATTAAGCTCCCAATGCCACATAAAATAGAAATAAACTACACAGAGAAATTTGCAAACTATGATGAAATATTAGGATGGTTTAATGAATAAATATTGTTTAGTATGTACTCCACGATCTGGGTCATACTATGTTCTATTTTACCTTGCGAAAGAAAGAGGTTTAACATCTGGTAAAGAGTGGTATGGTAAAATGAAAAAAATTCATTATGATGGATTAAAAACATCTCCAATTGATATAGATTATACGGTTCATGAAAATTTATTAACTAATCACGAAATTGAAAAAAGAAGAATATGGTTATTTAATCAAGATAATTTTATAATTAAATGTTTGCCAATGCAATTATTTAGCACTATTGAAAACAAAAAAATGTCCATTGAAGATAAATTAGAAATAGTATTAGATATTCTTTCAGATTATAATATAATTTGGCTGATTAATAAAGACAAGATATCCCAATTCTGTTTTCGGTTCATAGCACAAGAGACTAGTCGTAAGGGATACAAAGGAACTAACAGAGAATATTCTTCTTATGATAAAACAAAAAGAAAAATTCCGCCGCCAAACTCTTTTAGAGCAACACCAGAAGAGTTTAGGAGATTTATGTACATAGAAGAACATACGAATAGCTTGCGAAAATACTTTCCCGATTGCGAGGAGATTATATATGAAGAGTTTATAAAAGATAAAGATATCATACCAAACCCAGATTACACAAAAATATTTACAAATTATAAAGAGATAGAAAAATGGTTTATACAATACCACAGATGATGAGTGGTAATTGGGTGGAAGGAAAGATTCTAACCCGCAATAATTACAATGATAAGTTCATCGAACAACTTGCAGACCTGATAGCAGATATCCATAAAACGCTGCCTTTCTTCGAATATGCGTGGCCAGGTGCTTCAGTCGATTTACCAAAAATGCAAGATACTGTTTCTGGTCTGGAACAGGGGGATGATTTTACCAAAGAAGCAATAGCAGAGTATTATGAAATACAACCAAATTTACAACATACAGCATACCTTCATGGAGACATTCACGGAGAAAACGTGATAGTAGATGACAAAGGAAACCTTGAAGGACTGATTGATTGGGAACATGCAGCCGTAGGTGATCCCCATTGGGACTTTAGAATGATCCGGCGATGGATAGGTTGGGACGGTTTGGAACAACTCCTATTCTACTATAATGCCACTACAGGTTTACAGTGTAAGTTAAAATACATAAAAGTATTAGATAAAATATCATTATGCAATTCTAGACAAATACAAACTCCTCCTATTCCAATGTTTAATGAATATATTAGAGTTTGGCCTGCGCCACTTAAACATGTACTTTAAGTGCGTGGATGGTTCGATACCGTGCCATCTTCTTCAGTCGCAGTACAAGTAAGGTTATTCAGTGTCATATATGTTCTTGAAGCATCTGAAATAGTCTCATACCTTGCGTCACCACCATTCCGTATTAGTGATACATAATCTTCTTTTGATCTCCATGTTTCCACTACCGTTAATTTTGTGCTGCTCGGCCATTCAGGCTCCCACTCAAAAGTACGAGTTGCAATCTCCTCATCTGCATTAATATCTGTAAATGCTCCCTTATAAGCATCATTTTCCCAAGTCCATTTAACTGAATCATTCGGCCTATTAAAAACTTTAGTTACTGTATAAGTTGCCATTTATTATCTCCATCTATCTTATATTTATAACATTACTTAGGTTGACAAAACAATTCATAATCACTCCATTCATGCGGCTTATTTCTATGATTTGAAAAATGCACAAACTTTATATCTGGATGAAATTCTCCCCCCATATATATCCAATCGTTTCCAGTTGCTTTTTTCCATCGTTCAGTCATCTTGTACTGCCAAGTTCTATTATTTCTAAAATCTATAACCTTATCATCTGCAACCCATCTGACGAACCATTCATTGGGTAAAGTAATAACTTCTAATCTTTCCTTTGCAGTATCTTCTACAAAATATTGTTCACCATTAACAGGGCCGGTTGTTGTACCATTCTTAATATAGTGCCGTTGCCAATAATGAATATCATTCATAAATTTATCATAGATATATTTACAATCCTTTGGGTAGTATTTGAAAAATCCACCATTGATTTTATAGTCATTTCTAACAGAATCATTTCTCCACCATCCAGGCATTGCCAGAAACTGTCCTGGCTTGATAGGATAATTAAACACCTCTTCATAATCATTGACTAATAAAACATCAATGTCCATCACACAGATTGGTTCATCTCTATCCATCTGCATACCCCACATTTTATTCCACTGTAAAGTTACCTTAGTATGGTACTGTTCGCGTATCCAAATAAAATTATGATTTGGAAGTTTCTCCTCTAAATATCTTTCATACTCTGGGCCATACTTTTCTCCAATACGAATTGCTAAGATATCCATTCGTCATTCCATTCTATGTCGTAATTCGGATCAATCATGTCTCGGCCAGGCACCCATCCGCCAACCCATTGTTTAGTTGGCCGAGTACCTTGGGCCCAACATAATTTAGCTGACTGCGATATGGTCTGATGTAATTTATTATAAGAATTGACCAGTTCGTCTAAAGTATAATATGCGTGTGACATATGATAACTAAATATATTACTTGTATCAAAGAAAACAGATTTCCCTTTGAGTTTTTCTGAAAGTTTGTCGTAGTCTGGATTTATAATATCCATCAACCAATATTCTACTTCCTGTTCTCTACTCATTTTCTCTTGCAGAGCTCGAAGTTCTTCATGAGTCCCCATTTTTTTAGCTCTTTCTGAAGCAGAATTATTCTGTGAGTTATCAACAATATTTTTATGGACAAGTCCTCCATAATTATAAATTTCATCCAAGGACATATTCATATCCACGATAATTTTCTTTGTATCAATATTCTCTTGAGTATAATCATAAAATATTACCTCACCCTTAAAATCTAGCTTATCAACAAGCAACTCTGTATTATAACCAGCAGTAGGAGAAAACAATAGATCAAATTTTGGTTGATCAGGTGGTGGTTTAAAAGATTCTGTATTGAGCAAATAAAATGCTGGCTGCATTCGTGTCATAAAACGACTAAAATAAAATTCTTTACGATCTACATTCTCTAGGTTTTTCCACGCATCATTTTGCAAATCTCTATAATACGAGAAGGATTTGCGAATTCTTTCGTGATGATTAAAATTAATAATCTTTGGACGGTCTTTTGGTTTAATCCAATAAGGAGTATAATCATCATGATAATTTCTTTCAGCACGTTCATAGTTTTCCCACCTCTCATCCAGTGGAGGACAATCAATAGTTTTCCACATCTCCACATTTAGATTAATGTGTTGGTGGTGGAGAAATGCACGAACACCAGGCCTGGCCATAATATGAGCCTTACAATATTTTTTTGATTCAACAAAGTCATAAAAATCTGTGATACCAGATAAGCAATTTGTTTTGGTCGCTTTCTTCTTTCGCCAATTTACTAGTTTCATTGCTTCAGGTGACGCAGACCCTACCATATCAAAAACCATACCAACAGACACAATCATAGCATGAGTATGAGTGCAGTTTTTCAAATAATCATTAACTTCACTTCTATAACAGAACTGAACATCATGGCCAGTGCCCGTTCCTGTGAAACCACCAGATACCATGAAAGTAGTAGTTTGCGTTTGTTTTTCTATAGCAAAACTCCACTTTAGCTTATCGGGATAAACAACCAAAAACAATAAATCAGGATTCTTAATCTTTATGTCTTTAGTTTCTGATTTCCAAAGCTTCACAAATTCTTCAAAGTTTTTCATAAAATACCTCTTTAGATTTGCCACCACCACAATACCTTTGACACACTAGGGGAATCGTCTCAAACTTAAAAAACTCTTTCCACTCCTTCGATTCCATAATGTCTGATACCTTATCTACATTATCAAGCTTAAATTTATCCTGTACAATAGAAGAGAAATCCTCATCTTGTAATAAGAATCCCGTATCACACCAACAGCATGGAAGTATATACCCTGTAGAAGAGTATGCTGGTTCCTTATTATCGTGGATACAACTTGGCCTGAAATTTTCGTTTGACTTCTTCATCATAATGTGTTATTATATAGTGTCTTTCTTCATCGGGTTTATAAGGGTCATCTATACTCCAACGCGAAGAATGTTGCTCCTTAAATATTATGCCGTAATTTTTTGCCATATCTCTTGCTTGGTCTATATGATTTTGGTTATACTTGAAAACGATATACTGCCAATAGGTTTTGATGCCCATTGATACTGCAAACTTCATCACCTCAAATAATTTAGTGCCGTCTTGGTTAATCCTGTATAAATGACTTTCTTCTGGCAATCCATCTAAACCAAAATGCCATTCAGCCTTAGGATTACTTTCAAATGCACTCTCGTACCAACTCATTGGTTTTTGAGATACAGCAGTAGATATTTTGACTTTATGATTTATAGATAGAGATAAAAACTCTACAAACTTAGGATGCATTACTGGGTCAGAAATAGAACCACAGAAATTAAGGCTATCAAAATAAGACAGGATTTTTTTATAGTTTTCTATTGATATATCATGTCCATAGTTTCTCAGACGTTTTAGAGACTGTTGCCTTCTGCATTTTGGACACTCCAGCGTACACCTATATGATATATCAAGATTTATAGAATTTATCATAATATGGTTTCCATTCTGGAAATAGTTCAATTAAACAAGTTTCTCTATATTTATCTCTGTCCCTTATATCCTTTAACATATGTTCCATTTGTTCTTCATCATATTCTATATTTTCAAGGTATGAAATTATTTGGTCTGTTTCTTGTCTATAATTAGTGTAGTATTTTTCTAAATATTGCTCTCTTATTAATGGGGGAACAGAATCAATTGAATAAATTTCATTTTCACCATATACTAAATTACCCAAATTTATCGGACAATCAGCATTGTCAATTATCTCTAACATGTAACCTACGTTAAGTGCATTTGTAGTAGAATGATAATTTACAATACAATTATCAAAAGATTTAAACTTCTGAACATTTGCCATGATACGTTCCCATTTTGATGGGAACCGTAGATAGTTATTTTTTTCGCCCCAAAATTCTATAGATACATTAATATATACTTTTTTAAATTTTGGAATAAAATCAAATATATCTTTACCATTAAAGTTAGGAGTTACAGTTGCATTAGTTGTAATGTGAATATCTACATTAGATGGGCATCTTTCCAAGAGTTTATAATTATCATCAATAGCCAATGTCTCCCCACCCACAAGTTTTAACTCTAAGATATTTTCTAAATCAGGAAAAGTAGATTTTCTTTTATAGTGTGGGTTATTATTCAACAAGGGGTGTAATGGTTTTCCCAAAGCAAGATTTTCTTTTGCAAGGCCAGAAGATACTATCGTCCAACACATGTTACATCTTAGATTACAAAGATTGTCTTGTGCTTTAAACTCCACAGTAAGCAACGGCGGATTATCTAAGTTCTCTTCCAGTTGTTTTTTCTTATGTGCGAACTTGCCATCAAATTTTTCTAAATAATTTTGTCTACCACTTTTGACTCCATATTCCTCTTTTTTGATACATCTAATACAGCACTTATCAATCAAATCACCACCACCATCTATAAATTCTTTTCGAAAAGATTTTATATCTTGGTTCCAGTGTTTAGTTTCTATATGACAACAAGGCTTATTCATTCCACCCACAGAATTCATATAATTTGTAAAGGGTTCTGGACAGAACCATTTATAGTCTTCAAGTTTCTTAGATGCCATCAATCTCTTTCAATACAACTTTCTTCTTAAAACCTCCATGCGTTATGCGAGTATGTTCATCCTCGTCATATGAGTTGATGGGTGTGGCATCAATCTCTTTCAACACATCTTTACCAAACTGTTTAGCTAATGATTGTCTCATAAGTTTTTCACGTTCTTTATTAAATCCTCCATGCATGATAAAATGAAATCTATTCTCGTCTGAAGAGTTTAGTGCTTCATGTTGTACGCAATTATCAAACCAGAAACCAGTGCAATTCTCAAATGGCAGTTCTTCTTTTGTATCTGTACGCCGCAGATAACAATTCTTAGGTTGGTAAAACGCAAGATTAATTGCGCCTGCAATATTTCGGAATCTTCCTTCTTTTATAGCTTTAGGACTCATATCATTATGATCCTCAATAGCACCGCCGGGTTCCAATAACATGAATCGTAAACGACGATATTTTTTATGTGGAAAATCTTCTAACCAGCGTTTAGTCTCTGGAGCAATTTCTGCAATTTCTGTCCATCCCCAATCAACATTATCCTCAGATAAACCATGACCGCTTGGATTTTTTGTATGATGCCATCCCAATTGTGGGTCTTTACCCTTTTCCACAAAACTATGAAGAGCTGCAGACTTCCATCCATCACCGTCGCCGTATCTATGATCTACAAAAAACCCTTCGTCATAAACAGCCTGTGCTTCCTTGATGCAAACTTCGGGAATTTCTATATCAATCTTTAGATACCATATATCATTTTTTCTGCACCAATTTGTAATCTGTTTGTGACTCATTTTCCTATTACCATAAACCTATTCATACCGCTGTCCAACATCTTTGTACCACTATATAGAATTTCTGTAAAGTTTGCTTGTTTAGCTAACTCTTCTGGACCACTAACACAATTGATGTGCTCTTCATATTGATCATCATCTGTTGATTGTAAAACATATAGTGGATCGTTACTTAATTCACTATTCAGATCACGAAATCTATTCATAGGCCACATATGTTCACATGAAGTATTGATAAAAATATCATACGGGCCTCGTTTTTCTTCACATCTGGCCAGATGATTCTTGGAAGAGTTATCCATTAAATCATCAAACATGATATCAGTTATGTAAACATGATATTTGTTTTGGTCTTTATATTTCTTATTAAACTTATAACTTAGTTCTTTAACATCTCTATCCATTTCGAAATTCCATATAAAGTCAACGCCAAGATTTTCTAACAATAGTGGGGTGAGAAAATTACTATACCATCCTGCTAATATACCAACTACTTTTGGTTTAATATTAAGAGCTTTAAGTTCTTGTATAATCCACAATTTACTTTCTAATTGTGCTACTGTCGTGGCACTTGCAAGAGCCCGTGCATAATGTGGATACTCTTTTGGTATATCAACAAAGGTCTGTTTCCATCTTTTTGCTGATTTTAAATCATCACCAATGGATAACTTATTAAAAAACAATGCCGTTGCGACAAAAGAATCTGCCGGGATATCTACCATGTTTACCATAGTTTTTTTATTTCATCATCATACACACCTTCGATATGGGTGCTATTATTAAACAGACAGATTTTATGATCTGCTCTCAATTTCTTTAGTTCCATATCATCAGGAAAAACATTACCCTTATACCATGAATATATATCTCCTTTAGGAAATATATCTATAAGCCCCTCTTCTTCGTAAGTATTATACCATTGGTGTGCAAAGTAATTATCCAAACTTGGATATGTAAAGAAGAGAATTTCTGCATTTTCTCTAACATGTTCCCATACTGGCATCATCTGTCCCTTCGTCCATAAAATAACTGAGGAGTTGATGACGGTTGACTTATATCTTGCATAATTTTTCTTAACAATTATAGGATCATTCCACCATCCACGAACAATCCAAGGCTTGTCGTTGGGTAAGTCAAAAAAGTATTTTAAGTCTTGATGAATGATAACATCAAGATCAAGAAAAAGAATCTTGCCGTTCGTTGGAAAATATCTGAAATCCCCTTCATGCTGATAACTTCTAAACAAATAACATTTACGGTATGCCCAAAAATAACCACGATCATGCTCATACAGATGACATAATGGGCCAGGATTCCAAAGTTTAGCATGGTAATCTTTTTCTGGTTTTTCGGTAAAACACCAGAAATTAAATGGCACTGAACAATTTGCCTCACACTGTTCTTTCAATTTTTCAACGTAGGAGTCATCATACTTATCACCCCACTTAATACATACTACATTATTCTCTTCTAAATCATTAATAATTGGCGTCAAATTACTCATCATATTGCTCGTATATAAAACCTTTTTCTTGATAATGTTTTTTCTTCTTAAATCGCGAAAAGAAAAGTCTAAGTCTAAGTATAAATCTTCGCATACGCATTATATATCTCCTCTGCTATCATCTTATGACCAAGACCATTTGGATGAGTATCATCCTCTGATATCCTCATCTCTGATCTTTCTGGATCAGCAATATCAAGTATATTGTCAATATCATATCCACCAAGTTCTGAAAATATTGGCCATCCTATAAATTTTTCTGATATATTATTATCAATATATTCAAGATAAGGACTAAAACTTAATGCAAGTGCTGTCTGCTGGCGACTATTGTTATTTTTCTGAAAATCGGCAACTTCCCCGTTAGGTCCATTTTCAGAACAATCTATATAACTTAAAGTTTTCACATTATAAAATGGCATGGGTGTTGGGCCCTGAAGGAAAATGTATGGAATATTTTTTAGTAATTTTTGTGAATATATAAAAGTCCTTAATGCCCTATTAGCTGCGTGATGGGGAGTGTTTGCCCCCAATAAATTAGGTGACCATTCATTGACGTTGCGTTGAAACTCAGGCACATATCCTGATCTTTCCACATAGCGTTCCCAACCGGGCCCAGCTTTTCTCATAGGATGAACATGCCACCAATGATCCCATTTCCTCGGCCATAACTGAAAATCCATTCTCTGCCACTCACTCCACATTATAACAACTAATCCAATATTTTTTTGATTTAAGACAACATCAAGAGTTTTTGCTAACATCTCTTCGTTTCCGGCACCCTGTGCGCCAAGATTAACACAATCCATATCAAGCGTTTCAGCAAGGAGAGTTGGCCAGACGGGAAACTTATAAACATCCTCAGTATAACTACAACCAACTGCAATAATTTTTTTTCTAGAAGATTTTGACATTATATAATTTTGAAAACTCCACTGCGTTATCCCAAGTATCTATCATGGGTTTACCCTTTATATTTAGGGATGTGTTTAGAAGCATAGGACATTCTGTCTTATCATACCATTCTTCAAGTATTTTTCTAGTTACAGAAATACAATCTTTCTTCACCACTTGTACTCTTGCGGTGCCATCAACATGGGTGACAGAATTGTAGTCATGCTTTGCTTTTGCAACAAACTGCATATATTCATTCATCGGACCTTCGAAATATTCGTCTGCATATTCCTCTAGAATAGCAGGAGCAAAAGGGCGAAACTTTTGCCTTTGTTTGATATTGTTCACTGTGTCCTTAATATCATAGCGTGGATCACCAAGTAAGGAACGATTACCCAAGGCCCGTGGTCCAAACTCTGCTCGGCCATTAGCAACCCCACACACTTTATTTTCTAATAGTTCTTTTACAACCTCTTGAACATTAACGCCTCTACCAATAAGAGTTCCAAGATATGGATGTTTCCACTTCAATTTCTTTTTACGAACCAAAGCAGCAGCACCCAGTGCGCTACCAGCATCGCCAGGGCAGGGCATAATCCAAATATTCTTTCCTTTGATCTTTGAGTTCGCAACACAATTCAACGCACAACCGCCCATGATAACTAAGTTTTCATGAGGACATAACTCTACCAATTTAAGAAGTTCTCTCTCGTATAGGGATTGTATGGACGCAGCGAGGTCTTCAGAGCGCGCTTCGGGAAATATGTTACCAACTCCTCTATGATTATTTTCCCAAAGTTGGTTCTCCAAATTATATTTCGGTTCACCAAATGCAGCCATACCCATCGTAATATATTCATCTTCATTAGGTTTCAGGCCAATACGATGAGTGATTGCTGAGTAAAGAAGACCAAGAGAATGAGGATATTTCCACGTCAGTTTTTTCTTCATTTTATTGTTATCACATTCCCATATAGACATAGTATCCCACTCGCCGATTGCATCGATCACTAGAACATTACAGGTATCAAATGGTGCGGTATAGTATCCTGCTGCAGCATGAGACTCATGATGGCCAAAAGACCTGTCATATTTAAAACGGGGAGTTTGCCACTTTTGCCCAGCATAGAGTCGTCGCAAATTTTTACGAAAAGGTTTCTCGTAATATGCAACTACGTCTGGTTTATTATTTTTAGTTTTAGGTAACTGTGTAGGGTGTAACCACTTGTCGCCCTTTTTTCGACTATGACGTTCACTGTGTGAAGCAAAATGAATACTATCATTTTTTAGTAAACAAATTCCTGCGTCATGAAATCCTTCCGAAATTCCAAGTACATTCATATTATTCTCCATAATTTATTTAATCGGAATATAGACTCCTTCGACTTCAAATTTTTCTTTATCAGCAACTTGTAATTCAGCTTGTTCTGTACACACAAAATAGCCTAGCAAAACATCCAAAGGAGTTTCTGCTTTACGAATAAAAGTTTTTGCGTTTTTAAACTTATCAGAAGACTTTGAATTTCTAACAGGATTTTCTTCAAAGATTTTTAATTTAAGCTTAAACAATTCTTCTTTTTGACGAGCATCCTCTGGATCAAAATTTATCATATAACTTAAAATAATTTCGTGCCATGGCATATCTCTATAAACAACCTTTTCTTTCTCTACTTCCACTTCAACTGCAACTTCTTTTTCTACTACTGTTTCTCTATCCTCATACACAGTTTTATATTGTACAGTCATATTGTTTTCGTCGCGTGTCATCCAATCACGAAAAGCTTCTCTGAACTGCTCACGAAATTGTTCATGTCGATTCTCAGTGCGTTCATTAATTTTCTCATAAGGAACTTCTTTTACAAAATCATTCCACTGATCATCTGTCTCATCGACCATGATGTAATGCTCGCGAGTAAGACCATCATCTGGGTCTGTCCACGCGATAGCGACAGTATCCAACTCTGGATTACTCCAATAATAATCTGTAATTTTATCTGACCACAAATATGCCATTTAATTTCTCCTGTGTACTCTATTTATAAGACTAGGCGTGTTCTATTTTGAATGTCCAAGTGCCAATAGTTGCTCCTGATCCGTTAGGGAATTCCTGTGCCCGGTAATCATCTCCAACTTGACGGGTTTGATAATTGCCTGAACCATTCAATCGAGTATCAACAATTGCTGTCCCTCTAGAATTACCAGAACCATTAATGTTATAGCTAAGTTTATGGCCACCATCATCCTCTGCGGCATAGAACTGAATATCATTTTCAAGTGCAGCGTTGAATGTGCTGTCATCTGCCACCAGTGGGCCCTGTATAATATTACCATCACTCTCTGCGAATAAAAGTGCGGCAGAAGGAAATGATCGTGAATCACTTCTTATGTCTACATAATAAGACGTTACCGTTTCTGGTTGATCAAGTGTTTCTGGAATACCGCCTGCGGTATAAGCATCAGTGTCTGCCCGTGTGTCAATGAATACAGCTGTACCCGAAACTCTGGTATAATTAGATGCGGCCGAACCTCCTGTAGCAATTGTATAGGTTCCATTAGTAGGCGCGCCTTCCGAACCACTAATCATTTCGTCTAATGTTGCATAGATGAAAGTATCAACGAAGTCTGCTTGAGTCATAACCCGTAAATCAGTACTATCAATATAAAGAGGATAACCAACGGCGCCCAGATCAGCATTTGCAGAACCAGAGGTGTCATAAGTTGTACCTGTAATTTTATCGTAAGTTGTACCTGTAACTGTAGCAGGTTCAGCAGTTGTTCCTTCTGATGGAAATGACGAGGCATCTGTAGATGTAGCACCAGCTTTCATTCTGGTATCTGTCATACCAGAAGGAGTAAGAGTGCCACTACTAGACACAACTGATACAGTAGCCGTTGGACTCTTGGCATATAGATACGCAATGTAAGTGTACCACTCAGTTCTTTCACCAGTGGTCATCTCTACAATATTTGTACCGTCATATTTTACCGGGATGCGAACAGTCATTTACTTACCTTCCATTAATATTTAGGTCATTCCCTTAATGGTTTTCAGCGTTGACCCGCTTGCATTCTTAATAAGGAGAGTTGCACCAGCAGTAGCAGTTACCGTACCAGCAACAGTTAGATTACCACTACCCATAGTAAGAAGGTCTGAGTCAGCGGCCGTTCCAATTGTACCAGAATTCTTAATAATAAGGTCATCTGCAAGTGTGAGAAGTCCAGCAGAACTTAGTGTCATCTTTGCAGTTGCCGAAGCAGCTGCGGTTTCTGATACACCCGCTGTAAAGACCAACTTGGTCGCGTTAGCATCAGCAGCAAATGTGTCTTCTGCAATTGCATGGATACCAGCAGCAACTGTCGCAGCATCTGTACCACCAGAGTCACCCGCTGCAAACTCTAGAGAAGCAATAACTTCATCTGCAACAATTGCATCTTCTTCAGATTTTAACTGTAATACCACTGGTAGATTGTCACCACTACCAACATGTGTTATCGTAAGACCCACATCAGCAACATGGGTCAGGGTAACATCAACATCATCACCAAAACCAATTACAGCTGCGTCTGCCAAGAATAGATCAGAAAATTGTAATGAACTTGTACCTAAAGCAGCACCGTCTTGAGCAGAAGGAACTACAGAAGTTTCTGCTGTAAAGGTATTAGTTCGTATTCCAGAGGTTCCATTATCGATTGCACCAAATCCAGAAGTAATACTACCAGCGTCAAGAGCACCTGTTGTTACAATGTTACCGCCACCGACTGTATGTGATGCGAAGTATGTTGATACGGTATCAACATTGGTCATTTTCATCGTACCGCCGTCATTAATAAGAATACCATCACCAGAAGCAACAGCATCTGTACCCCTAGAAGTATCGCCATCGATTAGATTAAGTTCTGTATAAGTGACCGTTGCACCATCTAAAATATTGAGTTCTGCTGGAGTTGATGTAATTGCTGTTGTTGTAACTGCTGCAAGCAGAGGAACGTAACCACTTTGATTAATTAAATATTGAGTGTGGTCAGCAGTCGGATCAACAATTGATAAAATTGTTTCCTCGTTATCAGCAGTAGCACCTTCAAACACAACCGCATTTTGTGCATTCATGGTTACTGTATCAACAGTTGTTGTAGTACCAGTTACGGTTAGATTACCAGAAACAGTTAAGTTTTGCGAAGCTGTCACATTACCACTGGAATCAATTGTTATCGCGTCATCATCACTTGCGCTACCAATCGTCCCACCATCCTTGATAACAAGGTCACCAGCAACTTGGAAATCACCAATAGAACTTAGTGTTGCTTTAGCAGTGGCAGTAGATGCAGCAGTTTCCGATACGCCAGTTGTAAATACTAACTTGGTTGCATTGGCCGAAGCACTAAATGTTCCTTCTGCAATCGCATGAATACCAGCAGCAACTGTTGCAGCATCTGTTCCATCGGAGTCACCAGCAGCAAATTCAATAGAAGCAATAACTTCGTCTGCAACAAGCACATCTTCTTCAGATTTCAATTGAAAAACAACTGGCAAATTGTCACCAGTGGTAACATGAGTTAATGTAAGTCCAACATCAGCAACGTGGGTTAGTGTGATTTCTTGACTGTCACCAAATGAGATAATTGCGGCATCTGAATCCATGACAATATCATCACCAATCCACATATCTTTTGCTACACCAATACCACCGGCTAAGGTGAGAGCAGCAGTACCCGTTGCACTTGCCTCAGTAGCTGCAGATAAAGCAACTACACCAGCAGAAGATATTGCAACTGCATTTGTAACAGAGGCCGACCCGATATTACCAGCATCAGGAATAACAATATTGCCGCCAGTAGTCATAAGACCACCACCAGTATATGTTCCTGACACATCCAAATTAGCATTAACATCTGCTAGTGTAGCATTGAGTTCAATTTCGTCTGTAGCATTAATATCAAGAATTGCATTAGATGGGGCATTAATGTATTGTGATGCATCATTGAACTGAATTGCCATTGTACTATTAAGCAAAATACCTGTATCATGCACATGTGTTATTGTAACATCACTGTTTACACCAAATGAAAGAACGGCCGCATCAGATATAAGTCTAAAATCATCACCTACGGTAAGGTCGGCAGCAATTCCAGCGCCACCCGCAACCGTTAACGCACCATCACTTGCACTTGTATTGGCAGTTGTTGCTGTAACGGCAACCACACCGCCGGAGGAGATTGTAACCGCATTGGGATCACTAGCACTACCTACTGACCCGCCATCTTCAATTGTAATACTTGCCTGAAATACTGGCCTAGCAGCAAAAGTAGCAATACCCGTTTGAGTCAAAGTACCAGAAACATCTAAGGTTCCATTTAAATCAACAGCAGTTGCATTTAATTCAATTTCATCAGTAGCATTAATATCGAGAATTGCGTTAGAAGGAGCATTGATATACTGTGATGCATCATTAAACTGAATTGCCATTGTACTGTTTAACAGAATACCAGTATCAGCAACATGAGTTAGAGTTACATCTTGATCGTCACCAAATCCTAAGACTGCACCATCTGCCAAATACAAATCAGACCACTCTAAAGAGGTTGTACCAAGTGCAGCACCATCAGATGCATCTGGAACTAATGCTGTTGTTACTTCCCATGTGCCTGTCAGTGTTCCGCCAGCCTCAGAGGTTTCAAATTTCTTACCGGCACCACTACCACCTCTCCAATATAGTTCTTGACCAGCATCAACATTAAATACAGCAGCATTTGCGCCTGATGTGTCTTCAAGTACAATATCGTCAGAAGCTTGGAGTTTAAGATCGCCTGTGCCATTGTCTTTAATGTAACTATGAGAACCGTCATGGAAAATTTCTAGATCAGAACCAGTACCCACCAATATCTTAGCATTATCTGGGAAAAGAATATCATCTGTTCCTGTTGGGATTGTGAATACGGTAGTATCAGCATCATTTTTGAAGGTGACATCGCTGGTGCTGCCCTGGCCTGTGAGTATGAGGCCTTCAGCTGATGTATAACCAATTGCTGCGTTGTCTCCTGTGGATGTATCACCACTAGGTTCAAAGGTTGTTGCAGCCATCATCAGATTAAGTGTTAAACTTGTATCTGCAGCGTGTGTTAAAGTTACATCTTGATCATCACCAAAGTAGATAACAGCTCCATCTGCGAGATATAAATCAGCCCACTCAAGAGTAGCAGTACCAAGAGCAGAACCATCAGATGATGGTGGAGATATAGTTGGAAGATTTGTAGCAACTGAAGATAAATTCATCTTCTTGAGAGTACCACCATCATCAATTAAGAAATAATCTAGATCACCAATTGTTGTTGTGGTTGCGCCGGCGTCAGCATTAGCTGTTGTAATAACTGTACCTGTCACATTTGGAAGAGTTATTGTTCTATCAGCTGTTGGGTCTACAACAACAACAGAAGTTTCATATGCATCATCCGTTGCACCTTCAAAAGTTAGTATTCCGCTTGTAGCAGTTAAAAGTGTTTCCAATGTAACTGCACTAACATCTCCGCGAAGAGAATTAAATTCTGTGATCAGTTCTTCTAGAGTTTTCTCTAGTGATAATTCATTAGCTGATACTGTTGCCATCTTGATTCTCTTTCACTAATTGTTGTAACATAGCTTTGATTTCATGCATCTCAGACTTTAAGGTATTTATTTCTCTAGCAGTTTCACGCATTTCATCCCTTTTTCTCTGTGCTTCTTCTGCTCGTTTATTTGCTATATCATATGCGTTTGTATTATTATTTATAATTGCATGACTGCCGGCATCTTTAACCCAATCTTCCTCACCTTCTATTTGTAATAATTTTGCCATTTTATGTCGCCAGGGCCAAAACGCGAAGTCTTTGGAGCAGGGGTGGTTGTGCTTGATTTGTTGTCCTCATGACAATCTTGATCTGAAAAGAAATAAATTCTTCCAACGAAGTTCCAATACCATCATCTTTTACACCAGCAGTGTACTCATGTTCAAGGAACTCGCCAGCGCCTTCAGATGGTCGAACTGTTTCATCTGGACCGCCTGATCCGGCAACAGTTCCATCATCATTAAAGAATTTAAAACCCATCTCATCAAAGTCAAATGCATCATCAACTCGTAGAATTTTATACAATACCTTGATACTTGCAGAATTTTGTCTATTTGCATCAAAAAGAACTCGTATGGAAGTTGCAGGATTTTCTAGATTGACCTTCTTGGTTAAATATATAGCAGCATGATTATCACCCTCTGGTTCAGTCATTGCTTTATATATTGTTGTTGGATACACATCTGATGAAGAATTAATCACATCTACCTTATTTGAAACACCAACCATAGACATTCTTTGAACATCAAGCACTGGGGATAACGCATCCAAATCTGAGCTCATAGTAATTGGCAAAGAAAGAGATTTAACACCAGCCATTTCATTTGTTTCATTAATAGCAGAAGCAACTAATTTAGTATCATCCCAATAATAGTTATCCTCCAAAGGAAGATATCTAGTGGTTGATGATTTTGTAAATGAAGTTTCTGATCCGCTTGGACTTGTTCCAGATGTTGCTAAGAATCCAGAAGAAACAGAAGTTCTTGATGGAACCAAAAGCCCCATATTTGTAGTAGAAACATCATACTGAGCATTTTCTGTTGCAGTAATAACACTGCCACCAAAAGTTGAAGTACTACCAGAACCATCTACTACTGGTGTAGTTGCAAGAACAACAGTATAACTATCTGTTTGAATATTAGCTAATGCGGTATGTGTTTTGTTAATATCATATAAAGGAACCTTATGTATTTGATACAATTCTACAGTTGCACCATTTGCATGAGCTGCAGCTGTTGTACTATTCGCGCCGCGAGTTGCACTGGTAATACCTGTTCCAGAAATAGAGGTATAACTAATTATCTCATCATCGATTTTAATATAGTATAAATTTGATGTAGCTAATCGACAATACTTACCACTAGTGTCATCAAAGTTTGTTCCACTTGTAAGTGTAATAGATGTTGCAACATCAGTGATAGCACCATTAAGAGTGGTTGATGCTCCAGACTTTACGTCAGAAATAGTGACGTTATTAGATGTGGAATACATACCATGACCCGCATGTCTAACCTTTAGTGCTGTATTGGCATCGGTCATCTCCAATGGATTAAGTCTAAGTGTTTTTGCTTCTAGTGCTTTATTCTGCAAAGTTACTGTTCCGGCAGCAGTTGTATCAAATTTAGCTCGTTTAAGAGAGAACTTCATATCCTGTGTAGGAGAAGGAACCCATGTGCTATTATTTGAACTCTTGAAAATGACACCAACATGAGGTTGATCTGTAATTTCATTACCAGATGTATCTTGTGTTCCTAGATCAGAAATCCAAACTTTATACTCAGGAGTATTAGCTAATAGGCAAATTGCATATTCTGTACCGCCCTGCACATAAACAGGTGAATCAAAAGTAAATGTTGTAGCCGCATTTCCATCCGTAGAAGTAGTAACTTCAGATGCTTGCAGTGTTTTTCTACCAAACGGTAGAATCTTAGGCCCAGGAGCACCGGCAACCACATTACGAACTTCCATTACTACTGGAAAACCTTCGTCTTTAGCAAAGAAAAATATATCGCAAGATGTTAAAAATGCACCAGTAACGCCAGCTTCACTGGTATCTGTATCTAAAACAATAAAAGTTTGTGCTAGAGGGTCCATATCACCAAGCACTTCGCGCCCCAGCCCGGTAGCTACAACACGCAGTGGATCAGGTTGTGTGGCCGGTGGGGCAATTGCCGACCCAAGAATAAGTCCCCCATTTGCATTTAATTGTGTTGTCCTTACAATAGCATTTCTTGTTGCTATAATAGTTTCTTGTTGAGTGTCCAATGTGCCCTTAGCAGAATAAACTGCCTCTGCAAAAGTTTGTCTTGCAATAATTTCATTTGCTCCATCACCAACTTGAGCATTATTTACATCTGCTGTTAGTACAAACTCAATATCACCAGTTGCAAAACGAGGATTACCAGAAATCTTTGGGTCAGGAATAGTAAAGGTGCCTTCACAATTGCCGACACCATCAGAAATCAGAGTGCTGCCTGCAACAGGAGATGCAACATCAGAAAAATTTAAGTGAGTAGTTCCAATTGCTCCGCTGGAAGCTGGAGTAACATAAGTACTAACTATCTGTTTCCCAAAATAAACATGTAGTTTTGTAAAGGGTTTCATACTTTTAGCAGTGAAGGTTATTGTTTTTGAACGTGCAAATGGAATAAGAGTTTTAGCAATAGACCTAAACCCATTACTAGAATATTCAATATTTTCAAAAACTTCGGTCAGAACACCTGTTCTGGACTGTGTTGACGCATTGTAATTTCTAAGTACCATCAGGTCTATCTCCGTTGTTATTCTTATTTATATCTAATGCCGACATTTTACTCCACTTATTTATATTGATGCTCTCATATGTAAATTTGGTAACTCATCAAAATAATCTATATATTCTTTTAAATCTTCTTGACCATTAACACAAATAATCATATGAATTCTATTCGTTTTTCCCATATTCCAAGCAGAATGATTCCAGCCAGGATTAAAAAACCATGTACTACCATCCGCTGGAAAATGTCTGACTTCTGGTTTTTCATTTTTTCTTTGCATTCCAAAATAAGACCAATCATTTGTTTGAATGGGTATTTGATATCTAACACTATAATCTGTATTATAATCTATATGAGGCAATATATATCCGCCAGGTCTTATTACACAAAATCTACAACGAGTATATTGAGACTCAAATTTATCTAATACTTCTTCAATATATGTACCTTTAACCCAATCTGCTAACTTGGTATAATTCCTTTCATTTGATTTAAGATCATCTCCTGTAAGATGATTTTTAAATTTAAGCTTACTTCCTTGGTTATATTCCGTAATAAGATATTGGTCATAATTAACATCAGATACATATTGAGAACCAAATACCGTATTTATATTATCCTTTTCTTCTTTAAGATTTTCAAAATTATCATTAAAAATTTTAAGTACTTTTTCTACATCCACTTCGACATGTATTTTTTTAAAATTTGGTAACTCATGTCTTTTTTTCATTTTATAAACCTTTCTATAACGATTCCTGATATATCATATTTATTTAATCTCATAAGTTTTTCATTATTATGATGAACGTCATGAAATCCTTCTCCAGCGGATAAGATGTTTATCCAAAAATTTGTTCTTGGTTTATAATCTTTATGGCCCGCAGCATTGAAATATCCGTACCCAAAAAATCCAAGAACATAAGGAATCATTATAAATGCAATAAAAAAATTTAATCCTATAAGTAATGATATAATTGCAACAGTTAAATGTATATGCTTCCAATACTTATGGAAAAATATAATTCTGGGGTTTTTAATAACATCTTTTATATACTTTCTAGGAATGTTTTTACATGTCCAATAATTAAATACTATTTTCCAAAAACCTTTAATATCAGGAGAGTGAGGATCATTTTCTGTGTCTGCATTAGCATGATGTATTCTGTGTGCGCCTATCCAGCCTAAAGGTGATCTTGCTCCTGTAAGAGTTATAAGAAATAATATTATAACTTCATAAATTTTTGAAACATCAAATTGTCTATGTGCAAAATGTCTATGTAATCCTATAGAAATTCCAAATATAGCAATAACTTGATACCATAAAAATCCCAAAATAAATACTGTTATTAATTCCATAATCACATATTACAATAATTCACGTTGATTGTCAAATATTTTCCTTTCTTTTAATTTTATATTCTGTTAATATATTTTTACTTACTAACCAACCCAAACCTAATAATGGAAGTCGGAAAATCGCCAAATGTATTTTTGATTCAAGGGTTAAGGGTTTCCCTAACATCTCTCTTCTTACTCTATCAGTCCTGACTCTAGCAATCCTTCTAAGAACTTTAGTTAATATTGGAGAATCTGGCATCTTCTCTGTTAGGGGCCCAAAAACTTTTTGGTATCCTAATTCTAATATTTTTGATGTTGGATATTGGACTGTAGATTTTGGTGCCGTGTTATATTTCATCCAAATAGCATTTCTAAAATTACCAAATCCATACATTGAATTCAATGCGGTACAAATAACCTTGCCGCCGCCGTCGCCATCGCCGCCATCACCATCGCCGCCATCACCATCACCTTCAAAAATTTCCATACCGCCGCCTCCGCCGGTGTTCGCGGCGATTTGCGGTGGCGGGGCCAGACCATCATCTCTGGTCACAACTCCTTGCCAACTAGTTTGCCAAGCATTCCAAACAGTTCCTAGATTA